ACGAGGACAACGGGTCCACGATCGACGGTACGTCCACGACCGGCGACTCGGCCCGTGGCGGACGGCGCACCGCGATCATGCTCGACGAATTCGCCAGTGTCCCGGAAGGGTATGCGGTTGAGAGCTCCACGGCGGACGTCACCGACTGCCGCTTCTTCAATTCGACGCCGAAGGGGACGGGGAACGCATTCTACGCTCGCCGACAGAAGGGCGACTGCAAGATTTTCCGATTCCACTGGTCGGAGCACCCGCGTAAGAATATAGGGCTTTACAGTAGCACAAAAAATGAGGGTGGCAGCCACGACCTCGAGATCCTTGACCAGGACTACGAATTTCCCGAGGACTACGAGTTTGTCCTGGACGGGAAACTCCGGAGCGTCTGGTACGACAGGGAATGCAGGCGCCGCGCTTCGGCCCAGGAGATCGCGCAGGAACTGGATATCGACTACCTGGCGTCCGGCAGCCCATTCTTCGACATCGGCACAATCGAGAAACTCCGCGGCGAGGCCAGAGACCCCTTGATCCGCGGCGAACTGGTATTCGATAGCGAAACCGGCGAACCGGGCGAGTTCGAGCGCAATCCGGACGGCCGGCTAAGCCTGTGGTGTTTCCTGACCCCCCAGGACACCCCGCTCGGTGACCGCGACTACGCAATGGGTGTAGACGTCTCCGCAGGGAGCGACAAGTCCAATTCGGTGGTCTCCATTCTGGACACGCGCACGAACGAAAAGGTGGCCGAATTTGTAACGATTCGTGTCATGCCCCACGAACTCGCATATTACGCGTATTCGTTGGCCAAATGGTTCGGCGGCGCGCAGAATAAGTGCAAGATCGCATGGGAGGACAACGGGCCGGGTCAGATTTTTGGCAAGGTTATCATTGAACTGGGCTATCGAAATGTGTATTATCGGCGAGATGAGAAGAGTTTACGCAAGANNCAGAGTGANAAGCCAGGCTGGTTTTCAAGCAGGCAGAACAAGATCCTCCTGCTTGGGGACTATCGTCGGGCGCTGGCCAAAGAGACGTTCGTTAACAGAAGCCTTGCAGCACTCGACGAGTGTCTCGAGTACCAGTACACGCCTGACGGAGGAGTTAATCACGTCAAGGAGTTGGATTCTACAGACCCTTCGGGCGCTCGTGATAACCACGGCGACCGTGTAATTGCAGACGCTTTGGCTCTCGTGGTCTCGCGAGGGCTGAATAGCAGAGAGAAGCCTAAGCCTCCGACCCCAGTCGCCAGCTTTATGGGACGAAGGGCGCGGAGGCGAGCAGCAGCCTTGGTAAAAGGTCGCTGGTAACAGGCCGTAGTCGGGAATGCGCAAGCGTGGCCAGACGGAACTGAACATGCTCAATGCAGATCACAAAGCTCGCAGAATCCTTGCGCTGGTCTCGGAAGCAGATGGAGCCGTTCCGCGCTAATCGCGTCCGCTTCCTCAAACAATATGTCGGCGCCAACTACAGCAGTACGGGCGCACAAGACAAAGTCCCACTGAACATGATTGAAATGACGGCCAATGTCTACTTGAGACATCTGGTCGCGCATATGCCCAAGGTGCTCATCAGCACAGATCACATGGATCTGAAACCGCACAGCTTCATGTTCGAGATGGCTATGAACCACCTGCTCGACGAAGTGCTCCTTGAGGATACGTTGCGCATGGCCGCGGGCGAGGGCCTGTTCGGCATGGGTATCGTCAAGGTGGGTATGGCCCCTGCCGGCCAGATAGAGGTCAACGGGTATACGCACGACGTGGGGCAGCCCTTCGCGGATATCGTGGAACAGGACGACTGGGTTCACGACATGACCGCCCGCCGCTGGGATCAGTGCTCATACATGGGGAGCAAGATCCGGCTACCTCTGGACTACGTCAAAAACAGCGGCCTCTACAATTGGGACGAAGACAAAATTACCAGCACTCATATCGAAGCGCACAACGAACAGGGCGACGCTCGCGCCAGCGAAATATCGCGAGGTTCCGGCTCCCAGGAAGAGGGCGAATGGAAGAAGTACGTCGAGGTGTGGGAGCTGTGGCTGCCGGAGGAGAACTCGATCCTCACCGTATCGGCGCCGGCCGACGACGAGGGTATCCATGTGCTCCGCGAAGATGACTACGACGGCCCGGAGAATGGCCCGTATCATGTGCTCCGCTACACCGACGTGCCCGGCCAGACCGTGCCCCTGCCGCCTATTGCGCAGCTCATCGACGAACACGAGTTGATTAACGAGCTCTACGTGAAACTGGGGAAGCAGGCGAAGCGGCAGAAGACGAACTTGCTCGTGGCGGGCGCTGCTGCCGACGATGCCAAGCGGATCATCAGTGCCGAGGACGGCGCGGGTATCCGGTCGGATCACCCGGACGGTGCACGGGAAATATCCTGGGGTGGGCCGAACCAAATGAACTTTGCTTTCGCTGTTGACGCGCTGACCCGATATTCGTGGATGGCCGGTAACCTGGACGCGCTTGGCGGGCTCGGGCCGCAGAGCGAGACTCTCGGGCAGGACGAAATGTTGACGGCCAGCGCCAGTAAGAAAATGCAGGACATGCAGGCGTCCATGCTAAAATTCACGAAGGGTATCTGCGAGGCGCTCGGCTGGCACCTGTTCCATGACCCGCTGATCGAAGTGCCGATGACCCGCAAGTTCTCTATGGGGGTTGAAGTGCCGGTCACCTATTCGGCGGAACAGAGGGAGGGCGACTTCCTCGACTACAACTTCAAGATCGACCCCTACTCAATGCAGCACGAGACCCCGCAAAACCGCCTCGCGAAGATTAAGGATGTCGTCGGCAACTTGATTCTGCCGCTGCTGCCTTACGACCAGAGCGTCTCCGTAAAACTGTCCAACCTCGCACGGATCGCAGCGAAGTACTCGAATATCCCGGAAATCGAAGAGATCCTTGAATTCGGCGGATCTCCGCAGGGGCGAGAGCCGACCGGCCCAGTAGGGCAGCCGCCCGCACCCGCGCCCACGGACGACGGCCCGAACACCAGCGTGCGCATCAATCGCCCCGGAGGCACTCGAACCGGTCGTGATGCCGCCTTGATGCAGACGCTTATGGGTGCGGGCGTGCAGGACTCCGAAATGGCCCAGGTAGGAGCATTTGGATGATGCCAATCTATTGCTACAAAACCGACGACGGCGCAGTCCACCAGGTGCAGATGACCGCCGATCGCATGGTAAGGCGCCAGCGCAAGGACGGTACGATCACGCTGGAGGACGGGCGAACGGCGACCCGTGATATGACTGCCGAATGGGGCGGACGCCGCAAGATCGCGGGCTGGCCTATGGAGTGCAACGCAAGTGGCGTGCAACCCGAAGATATTCCCGAAGCGCAAGCGGAGCTGGCTGGGGCCGGCGTCCACTGCGATTTCAACAAGGAGACGGGCGATCCCGTCTACACAAGCCGCGCGCATAGGAGCGCATGCCTTAGAGCAATAGGCATGTACGACCGAAACGCAGGCTACGGTGATCCTGAACCGCTTAACAAATAGGAGGCACTGATATGGAAGACGATACCGCCGTAATGGAAGCACCAGAGACCGAGGCACCGGTTGAGACTGAAGTCGAAACCGAAGAGAGCCCCTACTTCACGCAGGACGACTACAATGCCGCGGTAGGCGAAGAGGATGAGCCGGACGCGGACGAAAAGGATGGCGATGACGAAACTCAGGGCGCGGAGGATGAAGAATCTCCTGCGGGCCAGGACGAAGAGGCGGGTGACGAATCCCCGTCCACCATTAACGCCGGCCTTGCCGCTATCGCCCACTCGGTGGGTATGACGGGGGAAGAGGTACAGGCGTTTGGCAACGACGAGGCCCTTATACAGGGGATCCAGTTGCTGCAGAACCATTCAGGAGCCGGGGAGGCGGAAACGCCCGACGAGCAGACTTCAGAGGAAGCGGAGGCGGCATTCCAGCCGTTCGTCGTTCCCGATGAGATCAAAGAAGCGCTCGACGAGCCGATGAATGAGTTCTTCGAGTCGATGAACAAGCACTACCAAACCCAGATCAACACCGCACTGGAGAGCCTGCACGACATGAATGCACAGCTTCATGGTATGGCAGTCCAGCAGTGGGACGAAAGGGTGAGCGCTCAGTTTCAAGACCTCGGAGACGAGTTCAGGGATGTCTTTGGTGAGGGCCATACGTGGGATCTCGGCAAGGACAGCAAACACTTGGATTCTCGTGTCGAGGTAATGGATCGGATGGAGAAGTTATCCGCCGACCCCAGCCTGAGCCTTGAGCAATTGTTCAAGCAGTCCGTCGACAGCTTACACGCAAAAACACTCGTCAATGCTGAGAAGAAATCGGTGTCAGGGCAGCTTCAAAAGAACGGCAAACGCCTGACGGAGCGTCCGACACAGAAGAAGACTCAGGATAACCGTCCTCCACGTGAACGCGCCCTCGCCAACCTCAAGGCGAATATGCGTCGACTGGATGACGATTACGACGAATAAACAAGGATTCTAAATCATGGCACTACAATCTGCCGATTACGATGATCTAGTCTTGTCTACGCTGGCTGACCTTGGTCGCGGCGAATGGACGGACTTGACCACCGACCTCGCAGATCATGTTGCCGCTAGAGAACTGCTGGTTAAGAACCGTGTGAAGATTGACTCGGGCGAAAACATTCGCCTGAACGCTCAAACATCGCACGGGAACGAAGCCAGCCATGTCGGTCTCTATGCGGAAGATGATGTCGCGGTCGGCAACACGATGGATCAGGGGAGTATCCCCTGGCGTCACACCACGACGAATTGGGCGTACGACCGTCGCGAACTCGCGATGAACCGCCGCCCGGCTCGCATCCTGTCTATGGTCGAGGAGAAGCGCTCTTCGTCCTGGGCAGCACTCGCCCAGCTCATGGAAGAGACGTTCTGGGACAAACCGGATGACAGCTCAGACACGACGACCCCGTACGGGATCGACTACTGGCTGGTCTACAACGCAACGGTCGGCTTCAACGGTAGCCTGCCCAGTGGTTTCACCACCGTCGGCGGTATCGACTCCGATACCGTGACGCGCTGGAAGAACTACACCGGCAACTACACGAACGTCACGCGCGACGATCTGATTCAGACCATGCGCACGGCGTGCCGGAAGACTGCGTTCAAGGCGCCGCCGCGAGTGAATCACAAGCAGCCGACGAACGGCTCGACGAAGCGTGTCATTTACTGTAACGACACCAGTTGTCAAGCGTTCGAGAACTACGGCGAAGCCCAGAACGAAAACCTGGGAAAAGACCTCGCCAGCATGGCCGACGTTGTGACGTTCAAGCGCATTCCCATCGAATACGCCGAACAGCTCGACGCCAATACCAACCTGACCGACCCAATCTACTGCATTGATTGGAGTGTTTTCTACCCCGTGTTCCTCGAAGGGGAATACCTGGTGGAGACGGGGCCGAAGCAGGCCGCGAAGCAGCACACTGTTTCTGAGGTTCATGTCGACATGACGTGGAATCTCAGATGTACTAATCGCCGCAAACTGAGCGTTTTCGCTAAGTAAGAAAGGAGGGACAAGATGCCTAGAGGATCACGAAACCTAGTCTCTCATCGAAACGAGGCTGAAGGCTATACCACCGAAGTCTGGTGCACCGAAACTGGTGCGCTGAACAAGGGTGTTGCGGTCTGCTACGACCACGACACCGGGACGGCTACGGCATTTGACGACAACCGTGGAGTCAATACAGCGCTGCCTTCTCAAAGCAACAACCACGCGTTCGCAGGCGTGACAAGCAGGGCCTACTCGGCCAATGCGTCAGGCCAGCGGATCAAGATTTTCGTGCCGGGCAGTATCTGCCAGGTGCGAGTCAAAGAAGCCACCACGATTGGTGACGTATCGTACCTGTTCATGGTGGTCGGCGGCACTGACGCCGGCGAGTTCACCACGTCTCAGGGCTTCGTCGGGCAGGGCGCTGCAAAGTGCCTCCAGACGCAGGCAACCGTCAACGGCTTGGCACAGGCTGAGCTCGTGGACGGTGGCGTCCAGTCCGGTGGTGTCGAGTTCATCAGCCCCGCCGCCGCCGGTGGTGCCATCACATGCATGGTCGGAGGAAAGACCGTTTTCGAGACCGCCGTAACGCTCGCAACCGATGCGACGTTCACGCTCGCAGACGGGACGTACGCCGGCCAGTGGAAAATGTTCTCATGCACCGTCACCTACACGACCAACAACGTCGTGATCACGGTAACGAGCGGAGAGCAGCTTGACGGGTCTACGGACCTGGCCACGCTGACGTATGACGCAGCCGACGAGGTATCTGTGCTCCAGTATTCTGGACACGGGGTGCCTGGGTGGAGGCTCATGCACAATGCGGGCGCGGCCATCGCGTAAGCAATAGTCTGTCCGGGAGGGGTGCACCGCTGCCCTTCCCGGACACTACTTTCAAGCGGTTTGGAGAATCAACGATGAACCATTCGGTACGAAGAAAATTCCACGACATGCTCGGATTGGAGCACGACGCGAAAACGCCAGAGCATGTCTCGAAGGCGTATAACGAGGTGCGCAAGTACGCGCAAAAGATTCGGCGTGANTTGAACGATCGTGACTTGCTCATGATCCTGGCGCTCGCCGATATATCGAAGCCGGAGGAGAAGCCGAAGCCCGCCAAGACGCCCGCGAAGAAGCCTGACAAGGAAACCATTGCCGCATAATCATGGCTGAGTCAACCCTTTCACTTGGATATCCTGAACTGCTCATCGCCGTAGGTACGTACCTGGGCTATGGACGGGACAGTGACGACTACACGGCGGCGCAGACGAACGACGCCGACGACATGATCCAGGCGGGGTATCGCCAGTTCCTCGTGCCGCCAGTACTCGAGGGTGAGCATAGCCAGCACGTGTGGATGTTCCTGCACCCGGCGACCACATTGGCCATTACGACCGCTGCCGAGGACTACGACCTGCCTGACGACTTCGGCGGCCTGATCGGCGACATGTTCATCAATACGGCCACGGTCTACAACATACCGATCCAGCAGGTGCCGGTTAACGACATCCTGACATACCGGAGCCGCAACGGCTCCTCGAGCTTTACGTCCCGGCCGGAGAGGGTGGCCGTACGAGTGAAGACCCACGCCGGCACGACCGGCACGCGCTTTGAGGCGCTGCTGTGGCCCTTCCCTGACGCGTCCTACACGCTGGACTACCATTACAACGTGCTGGTCAGCAACTTGACCACGGCCCTGCCATATCCCCTCGGTGGAATGATGCACGGCGAGCTGCTGATGCAGTCGTGCCTGGCCGTGGCGGAGACGAGGCGCAACGAAGAACGAGGCGTCCAGTGGGCAATGTTTATGGAGCGGCTGAGAGCGAGCATTCAATACGAGCGCAACTCAAACGCGCCGGAGCATTTCGGGATCATGCACGACCCGAGTGTCGAACACGAAAACTTTAAGCGGCGGCGTACGTCGCTGGTCACCACAAGCGTATAGGAGTTTCAAATGGCCTATGGATATGTTGTAGCTTCCGTTGCAATGGACGGAACCGACAAGACTTACACGGTGCCGGTTGTGGCGGCGGACTCTGCCGGCAGGTCGACCGGGACGCACTCCGTAACATTCCATGCGGACGGTCTCGAAATCAACCTGATCGACCCCACCGATAACTCAGAAATCTTCCCTATTCCGATAGGGGGCTCGATCACATTCGAGTCGACAAACCTGCCGGGCACGGTGTTTACGTTTAATGCCGCGTCGGGAACGATTCGTGTTCTTCGTATGGCTGGACTGGGGACTTAATCATGGGTGTTAAAATAGGAGGAGGAGGAGGGGGCGGAGGAGGCGATACGCTTCCCATTGTTGACACGACTGGCGTGGTCAAAGGCTCTGCTGACGCCACCAAGATAGTAAAAATCGAAGCGGACGGGATTACGACCGGCACGACCCGGACGCTTACAATGCCCGATCAGGACGTTGACCTTACACCTGACACCGGAACGTTTGCGAGCGAGGCACAGGGCACTACTGCCGATTCGGCAAACACCACTGCTAACGCGGCGCTGCCCAAAGCGGGTGGCGAAATATCGGGGAACATTACCTGCGCTGCCTCGGAGACCTTCGACGGCCGCGACCTGTCTGTAGACGGCGCCAAGCTGGACGGCATTGAGGCCGCTGCCGATGTAACAGACGCAACGAATGTGAACGCCGCGGGCGCCACCATGAATACCGACACCGACGTGTCAGGGAACAGCTATGTGCTGGACGAAGACGCAATGGGCTCCGACAGCAACACCAAGGTGCCTACCCAGCAGAGCGTCAAAGCCTACGTGGACGATCTTACCGGCACCGGATTCGACATGACAACCCTGTCAAACCTCACGGTGCTATACGACGCAACCTCATCGACAAACACTGCCGGAAAGGTGAGCTCGTTGACCGACCAGTCGGCGACCAGCACGCACCTGACCCAGGCAGTACAGGCTGCTATGCCAAACCTTACGGGGTGGGCCAAGGGCGCAGTGCTTTACTTTGACGGGGCGAGCAACTCGCAAGAAGTAAGCGAGGGAAGCACCGACCTCCTCAACATAGACGCAGCCTACACCATTGGCCTGGGGTTTATGCTTCCCGATCTCCCTTCAGGCGACACCCCTCTCGCCGCCATCAATTCAACCGACTTGAGCACCGACGGCCTGATCATCACGTGCGGAGACTCCGCAGGGACGAACCCTGACTTTTCATGGGGCTCTGCAAATGTCAGCCACGGTTCGTTCCTTGTAGACGACCTCACCCTGTCTCCCTGGGTCTACTATAACGTGCTCATCGTTCACGATGGATCCGACCCAACCATAGGCACGGACTTCCTGTGCTATATCAATGGCTCTTCGCTGACGGTTGACGCCGCCTCCGACCCGACTGCAACGACCTCGACCACCTACCTTGGCGCGGACGGCACCAACTACACGGAAGTGTTCATCAGCCACTTCTTCATTTGCTCGGCCCAGCTTTCGGCTGCCAACCTTCAGAGCGTAAACAAAAAATACGGTGATCTGTTTGGCGGCGGTCAATACGCCACTATCAGTTAAGCACTTTTTTTTCTTCAAGGAGGCCATCATGGCTGAACATAAACTCAAGGAGCTGCTGCAGCGGACTCCGAACAACCTGCCCGATCCGGCAACGGCTACGGGTCTTATTAACGTCCCCGGCCACGGGTACCTGTTGGGCTACGGCGACGCCGTTCCCACGGACGCCGGCACTGGATGGGGGAAGGGGTGCATCTTTGTCCACACCGACGCCAGCACGCTGGACACTACCACCTTCACCAATATCGGGGATACGTCTTCCTGCAACTTTGATGCGCAGGTCAATTCGTAATGCCCAAGAAGCGCACCCTCACCCTTCGCTGGCCGGCGGGTGGGCTGAATCGGCGCAGAGCATTTCGTGAGCAACCTCCGTTCAGTACACCTGACTGCCTTAATGTCCGACCTGATGGAACGATCAGGGAGCGGGAGAGGGGCGGTTCGCGTCCCGGATTAGGACGCGCCTACTACGACGACCTCGGTGGTGCCGTGCGAATGCTGGCCGAACTGACCCATGTCGAGGACGGCGGGTTCCACTATCTCGCGGACGGCTTTGACGGTACAGCCCTCAACTCGCGCTGGACAACCGCGTCGTGGCTATCCGACTCACCCTCGATTGTCGCCGACATTGCAGTAGCGAGCGCCGGCGATGAGGAGCCGGGGGTAGTGCTCGACGCGCAGTCGATAGATACGGCGCAGGCGTACCAGATAGACCTGTTCATTGCACCGAGATCCGGGACGCATAACGGCGAGTATCGGATCTATGCGCGCATGAACGACTCAACCCCCGACGTAACGGCGGACGGTATCGAAGCGAATTTGATCCTGTCCGGTGCGACGGGAGCCTATTCGGGAACCCTGAAGAGCTATGTTTCTGGCACTCCAACCACAACCAACTTCTCAACTGGAGACGATACGAGCGCCCAGGCTGGCATCTTCAGGGTTCACATTACTGGCACGACCGTAACGTGCTCATGGCTCGGCACCCAGGTCGCCTCGGCTACGGTCGGCGCGCACTCGGGCAAACGCACGGGCTTTGGCATCAAGTCGACGGTAGCCGGCGAGGTGGCCGCGGTGGACTACTTCCAACTTCAATACAAGAAGGCGACCGATACGCGCAAGGCGCGACGGAAGATGCTCATGGCCGCGGCGAACGGCTCACTCTACAAGGAGGGTTTTCATGGGGTGCTGTCAGCCGTATCTAGTTCCCTGTCATTGGCCGCCGACCGGAGAATCCACGGAATCGACCGCGGGCAGAAGCTGTACATACTTGACCGTGGAGATCCGCGAGCCGAAGGAACCAGCGGAACAATCGGAACCACTAACCGACTTG